ACTGAAATCAGTTTTGCTTTCTGCTGAAGAGCCACAAGAAGTAATCGTTGCTGAAGAGCAAGTTGAGCTGTCAGAAGAGAAAGTAGAAGAGATGGAAGTTAATGATCCCGAAGCGGTGGAAGCACCTGCTGAAGAGCCTATGGATGACGACAAGTATGCTACTAAAGAAGAGCTGATTACTGCTGTTGCAGAGATGAAAGCTATGTATGATGCTATCGTAGAGAAAATGGGTTCTGAAGAGATGGAAGTTGAGGTTCCAACTGAAGAATTGGCTAAAGAAGAACTTTCTTCACAAGAAGATGGTGCTGCACCAATTACTCACTCTCCAGAGGCTGTAGAAACTGCACCTCAGAATTTCTTGAACCTAAACAAGCCAAGAAATACTCAAAGTATTGTTTACGAAAAAATGTTTAACTAAGAATAATAAATAAATAATTAAAAATGGCAACTACTACTAGTATCACCACAACTTATGCAGGCGAGTTTGCAAATAAATACATCGCTGCTGCATTACTTTCAGGGAAAACCTTGAATGATCAGGCTATTAGCCTAAGAACTAACATCAAGTATCAAGAGAAAATCAAGAAATTAGCTGTTTCTGACATCATCAAAAACGCATCTTGTGACTTTACTGATACTGGATCTGTTACTTTGACTGAGAGAGTTCTTTCTCCAGAAGAGTTCCAAATTAACATTGAATTGTGTAAGAAAGATTTTCGTAGCGACTGGGAAGCTCAATCTATGGGTATCTCTGTTCACGATAGCTTACCTAAATCTTTTGCTGACTACTTCGTTGCTTATGTAGCTGCTGGTGTTGCTCAAAAAACTGAGCAAAACATCTGGGGTGGTGTAAACGGAAATGTTGGTGAGTTTGACGGGTTCACAGTTCTTATGGCTGCTGATGCTGACGTTATTGACGCTGCTAACGGATCTGAGACTGCATTCTCTTCTACTAACATCCAAACTCTATTTGGAAACGTACTTAGCGATGTTCCATCTGCTGTTTACGGTGCTGAGGACTTGACCTTGTATGTACCAACTGTAGCTTACCAACAATACATCCGCTCTTTGAATGGATTTGGTGCTTCTGGACTAGGTGCTGCTGGTATCAACGCTCAAGGTTCTATGTGGTATAACAACGGAAACGCTCTTTCTTTTGAAGGCGTTAAAGTTCAACTTGCCCCAGGTATGCCTGCTGACCACATCGTAGCCGCTCAAGCTTCTAACTTGTACTTCGGTACTGGATTGTTGCAAGACCACGTAGAAGTGAAAGTTATTGATATGGCTGACATTGACGGATCTCAAAATGTTCGCATCGTTATGCGCTTTACCGCTGGTGTAAACTACGGAATCGGATCTGAAGTTGTATTGCTAACACTAGCTTAATAAATTTATTGTCTAACGAGAACGGGTAGGTGAGCCTTGAGCCTGCCTACCCTTTTTCAAATAAAAACACATATATCATGAGTTGCGATTTTATTTCTAATGGAAGATTACTTCCTTGCAAGGATCAGGTTGGTGGATTAAAGAATGTTTATTTCATGGCTTATGGAGTGGACAGCACTTTGATTACAACCGCTGGTTCTGAAGATACGGTAGCTGCTGCTGACTTTGCTGCTTCAACAGCATATAAGTTTGCTATCAAAGGGAACTCTTCATTGACCCAAACCATTCAATCATCTAGAGAGAATGGAACAACTGTTTTCCAACAGGTATTGGAACTAACACTTCCTTCATTGTCAAAAGAGGACAACTATCAAATCAAACTTCTTTCTTTTGGTCGCCCTCACGTTGTAGTTGAAGATTACAATGGAAACTTCTGGTTGGTAGGTAGAGAGCATGGTGCTGATGTTACTGGTGGAACTATCGTTACTGGAGCTGCTATGGGTGATCTATCTGGATATACTCTAAGCTTCACAGCTATGGAGAGAACTCCAGCTAACTTGGTGTCAGGTAGCTTTATCGGAGGTACTGCTGGTACAGACGGTCCTACTATTGATGATGGAGCAGCTTAACTAATTTGATTTAGTTTAAGATTGAAAGGCGGCCCTAGTGGCTGCCTTTTTGCTTTATAATAAAAACAAAATACATTACTTTAAGTTACCTTATTGTGATTAGACTTAGACCAATAACGACAGAACAGACGTTTAGTATTATACCGTCATCTTTTGCTGCTTCAGATTTGAATGCGGCAACACTATCTTTGACAGAGAATGGTACAAATGTCTCAGAGGCTGATGTTGCCTTTACTTGGCAGGCATCAAGCAACGCTAACTTTGTAGAGTTAAGCGTTACTCCAACTATTACACTAAGCGAGGGGCAAATATATACTCTTGAATTGAATACAACCACTAAGGCATTGTATAGAGATTTGGTTTATATTACAGCCTCAACTAGCAAAGTACAAGTATTCTCTGCACCTAATGACTATGTTCAATACAATGGCGGAGATGACGAATATATAGTATTGTGATATGACAAAAAATAGATTAAAATTAGTAAACGCCACTCAGCCGCAGAAAAAGTATGTGGACAGCATTAGAGCAGTAAATCTAAGTGGTTATCAGTCTCCAGATGTTGTTGAAGACGATAGAAAAGACTGGGTCTTATACAAGACTGGTGATGATGGTCAAGATTACTTTGAATCTTTGATTGAGAAGTATCTAGGTAGCCCCACAAATGCTTGCTGCATCAATGGTATTACTGAGATGATCTATGGTCGTGGATTAGATGCACTTGACAGCTCTGAGAAGCCAGAAATGTATGCTAAGATGAAGCTTTTGTTAAAGTCATCTTGTATGCGTAAGCTTGTAAATGACTACAAGTTGCTGGGTCAAGGTGCTGTTCAATTAATCTATAACAAAAACAAGACCGCTATCACTAAGGTTCTTCATTTCCCAATGGAAACATTGAGAGCAGAGAAGGCTAAGGATGGTAAGATTATGGCTTACTACTATCACCCTAAATGGGCTGAGTTTAAGACATCTGACAAGCCTAAGAGAATACCTACTTTTGGTAACGGAGGTAAATCAGATGCTGTTGAGCTATATATATTCAAACCTTACAAGTCAGGATTCTACTACTATGCCCCAGTTGACTACAATGGGTGCTTGCAGTATGCTGAGTTGGAAGAAGAGGTAGCAAACTACCACATAAACAACATACAGATGGGCCTTCAGCCATCTTTATTGGTGAATTTCAACAATGGAATCCCAAATGAAGAGACTCAAGAGCTTATTGAGCGTAAAATATACGATAAGTTCAGCGGATCTTCTAATGCTGGTAAATTTGTACTTACGTTTAACGATAGTATTGAGGACCAAACTACTATAACACCTATTCACCTGCCTGATGCACACGCTCAGTATCAGTTCTTGGCTGATGAGTCAAGAGAAAAGATTATGTTGGGCCACAGAATCGTGTCGCCTATTCTTTTAGGGATAAAAGACAATACTGGCTTTGGAAACAACGCTGAAGAGCTAAGAACTGCGTCTATTATCATGGACAATATGGTAATTAGACCATTTCAGCAACAAATCATTGACGGGTTAAATGAAATCTTGGCATTTAACAAGATCTTCTTAAACCTTTACTTTATCACTCTTCAACCGATTGAGTTTACTGAACTTGATAACATCTCTACTAAGATTAAGAGAGAAGAAGAGACTGGTGAGAAGCTTTCTAAGCAAGAAGAGTTGTCTGACTTATCTGATGACGACTTTGAGGACCTATTTGAGCAATTAGAGGACTTTGGAGAGGTTATCTCTGACGAGTGGGAGTTGGTATCATCTGAGAAGGTAGAACTAGCTGACGTGTCAGATAAAAGCGCAAACCCAGACAAGGCTTCTGGACAAGACAATAGAGGCTACAAAGTCAGATATGCGTACATGCCAATGAGAAAGTCTGATGATAGCAGAGTATTCTGTCAGAAGATGGAGCTATTGACTGATAAAGACTTAGTATTCAGGCTAGAGGACATCAATATGATGTCTTTCAGAGGCGTGAACAAAGAATTAGGTCACAATAAGCAGAATTATAGCTTATTTAAGTTTAAAGGCGGCAAAAACTGCCATCACTATTGGGAGAAGAGAGTTTACAAGAAGAAAGCAAGAGTAAGTGAAGATGAGGCTTTAGCTGATGGATATGTAGCTCCAAATAACCCAACTGAAGTTCCAATCGCACCAAAGGACATGCCAAATAGAGGTGCTTACCCATCAAATAAATAGTTATGGCAAACAAGGCATTATTTCTAAAAGTATCTGAGATTAAAAAGAAGTCTATTATCAGCGGTAATTTAGACCCTGATAAGATAATACAGTATATTGAGGTTGCTCAGGACACTCACATTCAAAACTATTTAGGCGGTAAGCTGTACAAGAAGATTATGGAGCTTATAGTTGACAATGAGATTGACGATGCTGGAAACTCAAACTATAAAAACTTGCTAGACTCTTTTATAAAACCTATGTTAATATGGTACGCTCAGGCTAACTACATACCATTTGCTGCATTTCAGATCAGCAATGGTGGTGTTTACAAGCACAGAAGCGAGAACAGTGACGTAGTGAATATGGAAGAGATAAATATGCTTTCTAAGAGAGCATTAGAGACTGCTGAGTTCTACGCTAGACGTTTTATGGATTATATGGACCACAATAGCACGTTGTTCCCTGAGTACACCAGCAACGCTAATGAAGACATGAATCCAGACAGAGATGTAAATTTTGGTGGAATATACCTTGGATAAAAAGAGAGGTAAATACAAACCAAAAGAAGAAAATGTTAGAAAGCTTATGGCTTTTCTAGAAAAAGAGAACACTCAAAATTTAAGCGTAAATGGCAATAGACGTATCAAGAATCCAAAACAATAGTAAGTTTGACCCAGTTAGAGAGGCATTAATTGACTTAGAGGCTCAAATTGCTGATACTGGATCATCAATAGGTAATGGGACGATAACTATATCCACTAGCGGTAACTTAACTGGTAGTGGTTCTTTTACTTTAAACCAAGCTGGTAATGGAATAATTACTATTGGTATTGATGATAGTGATTATCTTAAATTATCTGGCGGAACATTAACTGGAGATCTAAACGGGACCAACTTAACTCTTACTGGATATTTAAGGGGGCCTTCTACTTTGATTATTGACCCAGCCGCTCATAATCTTGAAACTGGACTTGTTCAGATACTAGGAGACTTAAGGGTTGATGGAACGACAACTATTATCAATTCTACCACAATAAACGTAAGTGATAAGAACATTACTATCGCTAAAGACGCACTTACTGCTGGAGATGCAAATGGTGCTGGTATCACTATTGCAGGTGCTAACGCAACGCTTACTTACGCATCTGTTACAGATGATTTTACTTTTAACAAATCTATAAATGCAGTAGGGGGTACATTTAGCGGAAATGTTACTGGATCAAACTTAGCCATTTCTAACTGGAACGAGGCTTACGGATGGGGCGATCATGCTAACTTATATTTACCTCTTACTGGAGGCACATTAACTGGCGATTTATATATTGAGAATGCAGAACCAAAAATTAGGTTAAAAGAAAATGATACTTCCAATTTAGATAAAGAAATTTCACTTATTGGCGGTGCTATTTATATAAAGAACCTAAACGATGACAATACTGCCACAAACAATATGATTGTCATTGATAACAGCGGAAACTTCACAGCGAGTGGAACACTTACTGCTGTTGGGTACAACAAAACAAACTGGGATACTGCGTACAACGATAAAATTAACAGCGGTTATTTTGATTCAAATACTGGTGATTTAGTTTTAACGCAACAAGACGATAGCACGCTTGAAATAAATTTTGATGACCGATATGTAATTGCAAACACAGCAAACTTTAAAACAAACACTTACAGCGTAGATAGTGGTCTTGGGACACAAAGGTATAAGTTGATGACTGGTAGCCAAACTGACCAGTTTTTTCATATTACAATAAATAGGGCTTACGACTATGGTAACAACGACCAAACAAAACAACAGATAATTTATCAGCGCAGACAAACTGGCAAGAATTTAAGATGGCGATTAGATGGTGATATAACTGCATCACAACAAGTTTTTATTGAAATATACGCAAGGGCAAACGGAGAAGATGATGTTTGGCTTGTATGTACCGACTATGCCTTGCCACAAGTATATGTTGAATACGATGGTTTTTCTTGGTATGGTTTAACCACAGCAGACACGCCAACTGGAACGCTAATAAAAACAACTGAATTAACTGAGTCAAACAAACCTAACTGGGATGAACAAGTTGGCCTTGTAAAAACAACTGAACTTTATAGCGATACCACATATTTAAGGGGATCAGCTTTTGTGCTTGCGCCAAATGGTTCAAGCTACGATACGCTTGTTTATAGAGATGGAACAAACCCACACGTTTTGTATGCTGGTGGTGGTACTTCTACGCAATGGAACACAGCGTATAGTTGGGGCGACCACGATGGGTTGTATGCACCAATTTCACACACACACCCTTATTTGCCTTTGGCTGGTGGAACCCTTACTGGCAATTTAAATGTTGTCACTTCAAATGTTGGCACAACAACTCTATATAGTTTAGCTTCAATTGAAGGTGTTGATGCACATTTGGATTTAATTTCAAGTGCGGATGGTTCTTGGGGGTCTGCTATTAATTTTGTTGAAGGAACTAATGCAACAACAAACGCAAACATTTGGAGTATTGCAAGGCAAACAACTGGTGGTGATGGTAGTTTGAATTTTAATTATGGAACATTAAATAATCACAATGTTGCTGGTATAAAAGTTAAATTCAGTAATGACGGTATTATAACAGCGACTGGTGGTACTTCTACGCAATGGAACACAGCGTATAGTTGGAGTAACCACGCAGATGCTGGTTATTTAACAGATATTACTACACAAACAGACCCAAAATACCTACGCAGCAACGCTGATGACACAGCCACTGGTACGATAACTTTTGAAAACGGAATTAAAATTGGAACTGGCACTTTTGGAACTTCAGCCAATAGGGCGAGTATTGTTTTTGGTGAAGGTTCACCAACAAGCAATTCAATGTACATTGAATATGATGGCGAAGGTTTAAGTGGCAATGCAAACAGCTTGTTTATTGGTAGATTTGATACAGCGTCTGATATTGCGAGATTTACCTATGGTGGGGATATATCATTTACTTCCAACAACTGGTCAGTAACTTCAAATGGTACTATCACTGCTGCGCTTTTTGTAAAATCAGGTGGTACTTCAAGTCAATTTTTAAAAGCAGATGGAACTGTTGATTCAACCCAGTTTTTACGCAGTGACGCTGATGATTACACCACTGGTAAATTAGGAATAGGCACGACTACGCCTATTGATTTGTTAAACGTAAACAAAGAAGATGCGGAATCTAAAATAGTAATATCTAGAGGGGGTACAAATCTAGCGGTTAGTACTTCTATAGGTAAGTTAGATTTTTATGCTGATTTTGAAGGTTCTCCAATACCTTATGCCAATATAAATGCGTACTCTAATGCGTTGAGTGGGGTTAGGAGTTCATTAGATTTTAATGTTAAATCTACTTCTGGAAACATATTGACTGGCTTAACTGTTTACGGAACAAGCAGCGGGGTAAATGTTGGCATAGGCACGACTACGCCTGGTTACAAACTTGAAGTAAACGGGTCAACACAAGTAGAAGATTACTTAAGAATAACAAATACTGCTGGTTCGCAAAAAATTGTTTTTGGAAACCAGGATAGCGCTGGCGCAAACAACCCTTCTATAATTTTTGCTGCAAATGGAAACACTTATATTGGTGGTGGAAACAGTTGGAGTGGTAATGGTGGAACTGTTGATTATACTGCTACTTTTTCAGACAATGGTAACGTAGGCATAGGCACGACTAGTCCAGCTGCTGAATTAGACATAGCAAAAGATATTGATGCTAAATTAAGAATAACATCTACAAGAAATGGTGCTTTTGTTAATGGAAACAATTTT